CGAAGCGAATGGCCTTCACCTTGGGATTCGACTCTGCCGCGTCCACCGCGCTCACAATGTCGTCGTACGCCGTGTTGGCGCCGTAAAAGAAGCTCACCAGCGGGTCCGGCTGCTTGGTCAGAATGCCCTCGACCTTGATGGTCGCCACACTGTCCGCGACGGACAGCACCGACGAGCGCGCCGTCGTCTCCCGTAGCGCGCTGGTGTCGAAGGCCGACGTCGCTGTGGCCTGTGCTCGAAGGAGCTTCTCGTGCGCATCGGGCTCAAGTAGCCACATTAGCCTGTCCCCTGATCCATTGTATTGGCATCGCCACTGTCCTCCGTCTTTGTCGCGTCGGCGAGCTCGAGCGCATTCTCGTGCTCCGCTTCGCGTGTCGTTGCCGCCAAGAGCTCGAGCACCTCCGCTTTGAGCGCGTTCTCGACCCGGAGCTTCTTGATGTTCTTGGTGAACTTCGTTCCGAACAACTCCTTGGAGGCGAGGTCGTTGGAGAGCCATCCCTCCTGCACGCAAAGCTGGTAGCCCTTGGCTTGCTTGATGAGGTCGGTCGACGGCTTGATGTGCCCGGCCCATTCCGACGCGACCCACGCTCCGTAGACGTCGTACTCCGCCGGCGTGCGCCAGGACGCCAAGAGCTCCGGTGCGTCGATGCGCCCGGTGAGCGCCTGCGCCACCAACCACTCTTGGTAGATGGGCTTACAGAACTCCTCGCCGAAGGCCGTGCGGACCTTGTTCAAGTACATCTTGAACTCGTTGATCGCCGCCTGGCTCGCGCTGTAGTTGTTGCTGAAGGCGAGCTTCATAATCTCCGGGGGCACCTCGAAGTGCCACGCCATCGCCGAGACAATCGCTTCCTCGAACTCCGCGAACTTGTCGTCCGTGCCGGAGTTGCCGAACGCCATCGGCTTCTCGCCCATCTGAAGCTCATCGAAGACGATCCCCGGCAAGTGACTTTGCGCGTTGAACGTCCGCTCGACGCCGTCCGAGCTCGTCGTCTGCATGGTGCCGCGTCGAACCGCTGCGCCGGCCAATGGGCGTGTCCCCATGCGCTCCTCGTCCTTCTGGATGAACATCGCGATCATGGAGTTGATGGTGGCCTTGCGCTGCGTGCTGTCGCGGTAGCGATCGATCTCGGCAAGCGACTGAAGCACGAGCGACAGCATCGGCGTGCCCCGCGTCTCCCCTTCGCGCTTCTCGATGCCGTAGACGAGCCACGCGAGCCGGCGCCCGCTCTTTTCGCCCCACGCCGGCAGGCGCTTGAAGTGCCCGTCGTCTTGCAGCATCCAATACGCGACCTGGCGGTCTTTGTTGTCGAGCTCCACGCCGTCGATGATGCGATGCCCTGGTCGCGGCTGTGCGTTGGGCGTCTGCACCGCCGCGCCGTCAATAAGTCGGACGCGGGGAAGGTTGGTGGCCCGGTCTTGGACCAGTGTCACCAAAATATCGCCCGAGATGAGCGACTCCATCCGTGCCGCTGCTTGCAAACGGCCAAACCCCCGCCGTTCTTTGGCGTCACAGCGGCCCGGCGTGCGTGCCCAAATCCGCCACCGGTTTTCGATTTCCTCGCCCCACTCGTCTAGCGAGCCTTCCTCGCGACCGATGATTGCCTCTTCGGGCGTCACCTCGAGGTCGAGGCCCGTGTTGATCTCATTCGTGACCAACCGGCGAATGATGCCGCGCGCATAGAGGTTGCGCTCAAAGAGCTGCGCGCTCCGCTGCCGGAGCATCCAGTAGTCTTTGTAGTAGATGTGCGTCGGCCCAAAGCCGCCCGCGAACTTCTCACCGTCGAACACGGCGTAGTGCGCCGGGTTGTAGATCGAGCTCGGCAACGCCTCGACGTCCAGCGTCCGAGGCCGAAACAACATCGCCATGTCGTCCGTCAGCGCCATCAGAAGTCCGGTATCATCCGGCTGCTCGCGCCACACACGCGCGCCTCGAGCGAAGCCACCCGGTTTTCCGCGCGTTGCAGCGCGAGATACATCGGGCTCATCTGTTGCTTGGAAACCAGCGTGCGCGACTGCCCCGTGTCCAGTTGGTAGGTCTGAATCGACCCGTCAAGAAGCCCAGAAATCGCCGCCTCGAGCTCCTCGACGTGAGCTTGCGCCTTTTCCAGACGGTTCTCCCACCAACTTGCCGTCGACACCCTCTAGGCTCCTGTGAAGTAGACCTGCTCGTTTTCGATGAGGTCGTAAAAACCCTGCCAGTTAATGATTTCTAAGTCAAGCTGTCTCCTGCAAAGATCGTATGCCACCATATCTAGCGCCGCCGCGTTGTAGACCAAAAGGTCCCACAATTCGTTCTTTGCGCCCGAAGGGCGGTGCCACTCCCACCCCACCCGCTTCCCGGTGGTTTGTTCGATTTTCTCGCGCTTTGTCTCCACCGTGAGCTCCTTGAGCTGCTCGTCGGTGATGTCCGTGGGCGCATTGAAGTGCCGCATCGGCTGCCGGCTCATGCCGTCCCACCCTCGACGAAGGCTCGCCGACCACCGCTCCTTGTAGGTGTCCACCACGATGTTGTAGGCCGGCGTCCCGTGCGGCGTGATGTACTCGTTGAACTCCTTGATCTGCGCCCGCTTGGAGGCCACCTCCTGACCCTTGATCGGAATCACCCCGAGCTCGTACTCCGAGCAGAACGTGTAGACGTGATCGCTCCGATACCCTGAGTCCACCAGCGTCAGCCCGAGCGCGTACTGTTTGCCGTCGTCGGCCTTGTAGAGCCCGTATGGATGCTCGACGAGCTCGCGGACCTTCCCCCACGTCTCCGGGTTGTCGAGTTGCTCCGTGTCGCCCTCAAAGCGCCAATAATCCAAGAGAAAGCCCCGCCCGCCTCGCGTCCAGCCCATCGTCCCCACCGCCAGGTTGTGCTTGTGGACGTCCACCGCGCAGGTGATGAGAAGAATCGGGCCGCCCGTGACCGCCGTCGCGTATTCGTTAGGCACCTCACCAAACCGGTATTCGTGGCGCCGGTGCCGGCTGACCTGCTGGAAGCGGAGCTTTTCGCCCCGGAGCTCGAAGCTCTCGCCGAGGACGTTGTTGTAGAAGACCTGAAGCTGCTCGATGTCCTTTGGCCGGTTTTCCTTCACGTCCCAGGCCGCGAGCCAGTCCCGCACGCAGGACTCCCAGGTCGCAAAAGGCGAGTAGAGCTTGCTGATGTGGTAGCTCCGGTGCGTCGGCGACTTCGGCTTGACCGTCGGTCGCCACTCCGCCCCGTGCTCTGGACTTAGGAGCCGGGCCTTGTCGTCGTTGGTGTGCGGGTGTCCGCACTCCTCGCAGCGGTAGCGCACCGAGTCGGGCTCGAGGTTGCCGTTGTCGTCGAGCTCCCAGGTGATGCCCGTGATTTCCCCGGTGACTTCGTTGGTCCGGCGCCACCGGAGCGTCTGCGCATGACCGCAGTCGACGCAGCACACGTAGTAGTAGCGCTGGTCCCCCTCCCAGAAGCGCTTTTCGATCTTCGACTCGCCCTTCACCAGCGGCGTCGAAACGTCCACGATCTTGCGGGTGAGCTCGTACGCATCCGTTCGTGCCGCCGTGAGCGCCATCGGGTCGCCGTCCTTGCCGACCCGGCTTGGCCAGGCGTCGATCTCGTCGCGGAACAGCGCCAGGATCGAGAACGAGCGCATCTTCTGCGCGCTGTTGGCACCGAAGGGCAAGAGGTAGCCGCCGCCGAACCACGAGATTTTCTTGTCGGTGGCCCCGGCTTTTCGCTTCGAGAGCGCGTCGTCGGTCTTGATCAGGTGCGTGAGGCCCGAGGCGTCGATCATCGGCTTGATGTTCGTGTCCATCCTGAGCTTGGCGATCTCGAGGTCGGCGGTGACGAACATGCAGGGCGCCGTCTTCACATGCTCGATGAAGTATCCGATGCCGTTTTCGAGGATGCCGACCGTCGCCGCCATCTGCACGCCCTTCATCAGCGTGACCTCGCGCACCGGCGACTCGATGCCGATGCAGTCCACGATTTCGCGAAGGTACGGCGTCACGTCGAAGCGGTACGGCCCTGGCATCGGCGTCAACTGCGCCGGCAGGTAGCGCGTTGTCTCGGCCCACTGCGAGGGCGTGACCACCACGAGCTCCGTCGTGAGGTCCTCGAATAGACCGGCGAGCCAGTCCCGCTGGTCCAACTCGAAGTTGTACCGGTCGAAG